AATCCAACATTGCATTACATCTTTTTTTAATTCTCTAAAAATCCACTCAGCGTCAGCATATTTACCTGAGAATGCTAAAGCTTCTGAAACCATAAATTCCATTAATGGCCAAAACCTATCAATGTCTTTAGGTTCTATTGGTAATACACTTACTAAAGGTTTAATTTTTTTGGTTCTTGCTGTCGCCATCATTACTCCTTAATAAATCAAAAACTCTTTTGTATCGTTTTTGTTGTTCATAGAAGTATTGGGCACCTTTTTCTCTCATATCTTTCATGCTATTTGGATTGCCTCCAGCTATGATTCCAGCACCTAATACTCCGTCTGCTCTTGTTACAAACTCTCCGTCTGCTAATTGAGCTAACATTGTATCCTCGTCTTTATCACCAACTCCTGCACCGTCCTCTACATATCCTGATGCTCTAACATAATTGTTTGCATCATTTTCATCGTGAGTAGTTTTGGATGGAAGATAGTTAATACCACCTTCATTAAATTTTTTAATCTCAGCTAAACCACCTGTTCTTAATCTTGTATTTTTCATAGCAAAAGGACCTAACTGATAATCTCCCTGGTTTTTAGGATCAGCCTCTGGTATATAAACTTTTTCATATTCTTTTTCTTGACCAGTCGTAGGATCAATATATTTGTAACCTGGTCTTTGTTTTGCAAGTTCTGCGTAACCAACATTATAAGTCGGTTGATAAATATCTACTGGTGCTTGATTGAATGCACCAAGAGCTAATGGTACACCACCAGCAAGTGCAGCTATTTTAACTGGGTCATATTCCATTACACCCTCTTCACCTTTTCTTCTTAATAATATATCAGTAAGACTTGAACCTTTTGGTCTAGCCGGATCAAAGTCGTTTAAATTTGTTCTAGGTATTCCTAAATTAAATCTTTGTGCTATTTGAGTTTCAGTAAATGGTTTAAATCCTGCTTGTTTAGCAAACCCTCCAACTTGTCCTAAATTATAACCACCATAAGCACCAATGGCACCTCCTAATAATCTCCCAATACCTGAGGCCCCTGCTTGTTTAGCACCTTGATAACCTTGATATCCGCCATAAGCTGCTAATGCGTAGGGTAAGAATTGTAACATTAATATTTTCTCCTTTAGATCTAAAAAGCTAATTCTATCATTTTACTTAGGTAATATCAACTCATCGTGAAACTTGCCCATATATTGGTGTTCACCCACATGGACTATAGCATCATTCACATAAGCGTAACATTTACCACCTAAGTTCCTCCAAAGATTACAAAAGGCAAAATCCTCACCCAAAAATGTTTTTTCTACAGGGTCATGGAGGGTGTCAAAAAAATTCCACATATTAGGTTTATTGACATATTCACCATTGATTATAGTCTTTTGTACTATCTTCTTCTCTGGGTACTTTTCTATCATTTTCTCTATGACTTCTCTTTTAATAAGCATACATCCAGTAGGAGAGTCTGTGCATTCCATAACACCTTTATTAACCAATATGTCCTTATCGTTAGGAACTTTCATTGGATATGTATGTAGTGCTTTACGAATATCGTTTGGTTCTTTTATCTGACCTTTCTTCATTTTTTCAAAAGCTTTTTCCCACATTAAAGTCTTAAGTGGGTAAGGCACAGATATAATATGTTTGTCTGCATCAAGCATTGCAAATATTGATTTAGCCTGAAAGTAAATATCAGAGTCAATAAACAATAGATGTGTTGCATCTGATTCTAGGAATCCTGCTACACATAAGTTTCGACCTTGTGTGACTAAGGACGACTTAATTAAATGAAATGAAACACCAATCTTCTTTTTAAAACATGCCTGTTGAAATTCTATTAACGCTTGTGTGTAGTGTATAGATACTTCGCTATGCACAGGTGTGCCTAAGAATATTCTATGTTTTGGTTTTACTGGCTTTTCGGTGTCCGGTTTCCAAAGTGGTTTGATAGCTGTATCATAATCAGATTGAGCTTCTACACTTACATCTTTTACAGTTTGATATGTATCTTCATTTATATATTCATCTTTTGGCATTTAAAGCACCTTTCAAAAAGTTTTGCCATTCAATTCCTTTTTTCTTCCAATTGTAAAATCTTTTATAAAACTTTTGCTGCTCTTCCAAGTGGTTTTGTATATAAGGTTCATGTAAGTAATTTGTAGCTACATCTATGGCTTGTGCAAAACCTCCGGCTAGTAATTCAAGATTACGAGTGTAGTTGACATAAATAGGCCACTCTGCACAAGTTTCCGGTAATGCTCCAAAGTTTGTAGTTATAACATGCAGACCTGCAGCCATTGCCTCTAATGCTGAAGCACAAAATGTTTCTTCAAATATAGAGGGGTAAACAAACATGTCATAGTCTGTCATGTGTTCTAAAATATATTCGTTTGGTTTGTAACCAATATAGTTTACATTCTTCAAAGATTTTGCCTGTTCAAATAAAGGACTAAAATCATTACCAACTTTCTCCTCAAATTCACTTCCGTATATTTTACAAGAGCTATAAACATCTAATGTTACATTTGTATTTTTAATCATCTGCATAGCAAGTAAAAGCACATTTAATCCTCGCCATGGTGTACAGTGATGTATAATTCTTATAGGTTCACCTTGTTTGTATATTCTTCTTTGTGGAAAATGATCAGCACCGTTCTTAATTACAACAGACTTTTCTTCTGGTATTTGAAAAAAATATCTAAACTTCTCATAGTTCCAATGAGAATTAAAAACATACCAATCGTACTCATCAAACCTGCTTTTATCTTTAAAAAACTTTTGTAGGTTTGGTTGATCCCAGGAATTTTTCTGCCACAATATATTTATTTTATTTGGGTCTAAGGGTACCTTGCCAGGTATTGATGTGCATATTTGAAATTGATCTAATAAATCTTTTGGAACATGTTTATATAAATGTTCCATTTGTATTTCTGTTGCACCTCTAGGCTCCATTTGACTCCTTAAATTTTTTTAGTGTTTGTTCATTTGTAATCAAAAAAAATGGTTGTATCCATCGTTCTTCTACTTTTTGTTCCATAACTGGTGAATGAAATATTTGTGAACTATAAAAAACACATCTATTCATTTTTGCACCTATTACTGCTGTTGGCTCATAGTCATCTTTTTGCGTGTAGAAGTTTGTACCATCTTTAATTGAATTAGAGTTATAATAAACCACTCCTGCAAAATCAAAGCTGTCACTATCTTGATGCGGTTTGTATTGATTCCAAGATGGAGATTCTTTTAATTCTGATAATTTAGTTTTTCGTAAATATGTTTTTGTATGTAAAACTTTTAAGTTTGATTGTTTCTCAAAAGTGTTTTGGAATATGGTTGCAAAATTAAACGGGTTATTAGGATCATAATTAAATTCAGATGTTTCAAAACATGGATAAGCTTTCATTCTGTCACCACCAAAAAAATGAGTTTGTGGTTGATAGCTTTGAAAAAAATGTAAATTTAAAAAATTAGACACCACCAAACCAAAATCGCTTGGTTGATAAAAATTATCAATAAGGTTGAACATTTATTTTTTTGTTGCAGCACCCATAGAAACTCTTGTGACCTTTATTTCAAGATCTTGTCTAAAATCATCAGCAGTAGTATCAGTGTTGGGATCAGCAACATCAGCATCGAATTCAGCTTTAGTTGCATAAACCTTTCCTGTTCTTTTGTGTTTAATGATTTCTTTTGCTTCAGCAGGTATTTTCGGTAAGTCACTCATGCACGTCCTTGTCTGTTGTATTTCTTATACGATCTTTTTTCAGATTTTGAAAGACTTTTTTTATGTCTTCTTGGCCTTTTCCTAGGTTTAGGTCTAGGTGTAAAATTAACAAACTTTCTTTTAGCCATTAGTCTCGATTAATTTCTAGTATTGAAGCTATTACAAATAACTCATTTGCTTGTGCTGCTTGTACTTTTAAGATTTCGCTCTCCATTAGAATTAGTGGTTCTGACAAAATTTGTGTTGTAGCTAGAGCTGCTATTGTTTTTGTTTTAGCAATATTGAATACATTGCCAGATGCATCTGTAAGAGTGATGTCGATAGTCGTGCCTGAATTAGCATCTTCTGTAACTAACAAGGATTTTACAATAGCTCTTGAATTAGATGGGCATGTATATAAGACAGTATTATCTGTCGTAGTTAAATCTTGTTTTGCATTTAAAAAAGTATTAGCCATTTAAAAACCAAGAAAATCTTTCTTGCTCCTGTTTTTGTTCATCTAAGAAAGTAGTATTTAAAAGATCTTTTAAGGTCTGTAAAGATTGTGATATCTGTCTTTGGTTAGTTTGTGAATATTGTTCTGTAGGTTCAGGTATAGGTAAATCAATTTTAGCCATAATTACACCATGGGTACACCATAATTAAACACACCATTTTGTACAAAAGGATTCACTGTCTGTATGCCAACAGCAGGGGGCATCATCATTTGTTCTTGTTGCACAGGAATTATTGGTGGTTGTATCAAAGGCACAATTCCTCCACCATCATTTGGTGTAAAAGTTGGTCTAAGAGATTCTAGGTAATCTTTGTACTGTTGCTCTTGTGCCATTGTATCAAGATTGTAAAAACTAGCATCAACACCCGATAAAAATTTATTTCTGGCTTGTGTATTCTGTGATTGTAAAAAAGGACTTAAAGCTGCTATTCCTAATCCAACTGGAGTTGGTATCACTCTTTTAGGTAAGTTTAATTGTTTTGCTCTAAAAACTTCTACATCTTCTTCTCTTTTATCACTAATCAACCTTCTGATTAGGTTATCCATTTCTGATTTTCTTTTAGCTTCTTTTGCTTCTGCAGCTAATACTTTATTAACATTACCTGATGAGTCAGGCACACCACCCATATCTTGTCCACCACCTCTTTGATCTCTTGGACTACGATCACGAGTTTTACCTCCCATACCCATTGCTCTATCTCTTGCACTCATTATCTCATACCATCCTGTTGAACATCAGCTCTAAATGTGCCAAACCTCCAACTTTGATCAGTTGAAGTATTTGCTATTTTTAAATTTGCAAATCTTGATCTGGCTCTTGTATCCACTTTAGCAGTTGAACTATTGATTGTAAATGGACCTAATGGTGATGATGTTGCGGTGTCCGTTGGAAAGTCTCGTAAATTTATTGTTACTTGTGCATCACCAGTCAATAATTTAAAGTCAGGTATAAATCTTCTCATACTCATAAAAAATTGACCATCTCCTTCAATAGCTAAATCAAAATCACCCGACTGAATAAAAGCAGGTATAGCTGTTTTGTTACCATTAGAATCAACCTGGTTGTTACCTGTTTCATGTTCATAATAAATACTAGAGCCATTTACTGCAGTAACTCCTTGCACAACAGGAAATGTAGGAACTCCAGAAGAATTAAATTCAGTTGCATATGGGTGATCGTATAAAGTTGCATCATGCCAACTTGTTCTTGATAGTGAACCAGTCGTCCATGTGTTTTCAGAATAGTTATATGTTACAACTCTATCAGGCTTTT